CGACAATCGACATGTCCCCAGCGATAATGGCATAACCCACCATAAATATTGGTATAGCTAATATTATAGTCCAGAACTCATCTTTGAGACTATTGTTTGAAGCGTCCGCCATTTTCGCTTCCCAGTCAGCATCGTTCTGTATCACACTCATCTTGGCTTGATGCTTGGCCTGCTTTTCTTCTGCTCGGTTGTTCAGAAAGGTCTTGCCAATATCGGCAATGGGACCGATTAATGCTGTCAATATGCTCATGCGTCTCTCCTAAATTACAAGGCTGTAGCCAGGAATTATTCTAGCGGGAACAACTTCCCACCCTTTACCGCCCGCAAGCCCTAGACCTATATCGTCAACCAAGAAGCCGTAAGTTGGGCCAAGTATCGGAGCTAACCCTTTTGCAATTTGTCCGACGGGGCCAAGTCCTTGCGCTTCTCCCCATGAAGCACTTTTGGTAACCATGCCGAGAATTGCAAACGGGCCTGCAAGACCACCGCGATCAAACAACTCACCCATGTAAGACATAGTATCCATTCGATCTGAACGGAAGTAACGAGCGTTTGCGTCTACTCCTGGCAATACGCCCGCAAGCCCAGCTTTTGCTATTTCTCGTAGCTCAAGAGACAGCGCGGCTAGCGGCATAAACGCGGCTAGTGTAAGAACGCCCATCATCCCAACAGAACTCAGCTTCTCAAAAGTAGTATCGCCCTCGGCCAAACGCGTTGCCATCTCGCGCTTTACGCCGCCAAGAATAACTTTACCGAACGACATCAGGTAAGATTTCAAAGCCCATATCAGTTGGTACTTCGGATCATTACCCCAGCTTGTCCGCTCTGCCGCATTCGGCTTCAGCATAGAGTTGCTCACGAACCTCTGCATAGCGCTCATCACAGCTGCGCCATCGTCGCCGTCAAAAGTATAATGCCCGCCGTCTTCCTGTCGGGCGTGCCAAGATTTGACTTGATCGGCGGTAACCCCGTGGATAGATAAGTAACGCTCCGCCCTTGGGTTTTTGTTCTTATTAAAAGCATGCTCAACTAGGAAGTCCACGCTCAACACTGACGCGAATTCTCTGGTGTAGCGAGTGAACCAATCAAGACCGATAACAGAGAAGAACTTGTCAGAGTACTTTCGCACTCGTGGGTCAAGATACTCGGCATCCGCTTCAGTAAGACCAAGGTTGCCCATCACAGTACTGTGAGTAACGCCGATTGTTCTGGCTAGTTGTATAGCCTGCTCGGGGTTTTGCATACGGGATAGAATGGCATTCTTCGCCATGCCAAAACCTGCAAACTCTCGAGTGTTTACAATAGCGCCGCCTAACTCAGGTATAGAGCCAATAGTCGCCATTGGTAATAACGTCACCCAGTTAAACAACTGCATCCAACTCATCGCTTTCGAAAGCGTTGGGTTCAAGGGCGATTTTGTATAGCCAAGGTATCTTTCTAAAGTAGCGACGGCTTCTTTGCGCTTGGCCTCTGGTAGCTTCACTAACTCTAGGGCTAGTAAGTCTTTGCCTGCGTCGTCATGCGTACTGCGCTTCCACTCTGATCGAGTAATAACGTGGCGGATATACTTTAGCAGCGCAGCTTCAGGTGCTTCAATAAACGGTTTTAACCTATCGTGTGGAATGTTCTCTGTCAGCACCCGCGCTTGTTCTACGACGCTTACTGGGTCAGTCGCCTTGAATGTAACTTCGTCGTCATCAAGCACATGTTGCTGACGCGCAATTAGACCATCGACTGTTTGCCTTACCTTCTCTGGGTTTAGTAAAGGGTTGAACTCTAAAACAAGCTCTGCAAAAGCTGCGTCGTCTGTATAAATTGCTGCTAGATTAAGGGCGATAGGGAAGTAGTCAGGTCGCTTCTCAATTGTATTGCCAGGAGTCTTGGAAATATAATTGTCGTGTAGATCACTTAACCAGTCCCGAATCTCCCGCGCTTTCCCGTCGAGGTCTTCTGTCTTAGTGGTCTGGTCTGCGGCAAGTTCGAACGCGTCCGTTACCTCTTTCGTCTCCCAATCCGTACCAAGCATCTTTTCTAACTGATCGTAAACCTGACTTCGTACATGGTCTTTGGAATTCATAAACCCATGCTGGTTGTTACCAAGAGACTCAGAATTCGAACGTACATACATCATATCTGCAATGACGGGACTAATGCTCCGCAGCATGTTGTCTTCGGGGAGCACAAGCTTGAACATAGTGTGTCCAGTAGCAGTACCATCAATGTGCTGTTTAAAATTGCGCTTCATTGCATTAACAGCTGCTGGACCGTCTGGCGCCTTATTTACAGACTCCTCCATTGCGCGGACAATCGCTTTCTTCTTATAGCTAACTTCCGCAGGGAATATCCGCTGAGTTCTACGTAGATTTGCTCGCTCGGCTACGATCACGTTCTGAATATAGTCGTCAAAGGTAGCGGAGTACGAGTCCTTACCAAACCGCTTTTTGAACTCGGTGGATAAGTCTTGAAACAATCTTTTTAGCTTCTCTACAATCTTCTGAAAAGTCTTTGAGACGATTCCGCTAGAAGGCTTTTTACCCTGCACGTAAACTTTTAGTGCGTAGGTCGCTGTTTGGTCTGCGAACCATTCCTCAAAGCCATGCTCAGTCTGATACTGCCACGGAGCCTTTTCGGCTCTACGGGCTTTTTCAAAGTCTCTTTCTAGCCTCTGCCGCAGAACTGGGTTCGCCAATGTAGCTTCTATCTCTTCGTTAAACAGAACATGACCTATAGCTTCATGCGCAGATACAAGAGATGCTTCTACATCGTTAGTAGTATTTAGATCGTCAACAAGGGCTATGTGAGCGTTCGTGAAGCCTATGTACTCACCGTGCTTGTTTGGATTATTTGCCAACTCATCAGCAGCCTCTGCAACTAGATCAGCAACTCGATCATCATTGAACCTAGCTCTCATTTGGTCTCTACGGCTAGTTTGTGATGCATCTTGCCTAGCACTAACGGACCTTGCGCTTACTCGGTCTTTACGCATACCCTGCAGCTGTTTTAAGCCAATCACGTATACGGGTTTGGTAGGCTTTATTTTGCGGATCGCCTTGTCGAGAAATTCCGCAACCATCTCGCTAGGCTTACCGAACGGATAGTCAATATTCAGCGGTTTACTACTTCCTACTCGACTCCGGTCTTGGTCGCGTGGGTTCATCTCAATGTTGAGACGGCTTTTTGGCATCTCAGGGTCAGGTGTTGAATCAAGTCCGTTTCTGTCGAAGCTGTCCCTTTGGAACCTTTCGGATTCGCCGCCTTGATCAGCCCAGTCGGTGTTCCTGAATTCTTCTTCATCAGCAAGAAGTTCAGCTTCTTCATCAACTACGGCAGGGCGTTTAAATTCTTTTGGTGATAAAACAAGTTCAGGTTTGTAGCCGCGTTTTTTAAGCTTATCGATTTCGACCCTTGCAGTCGCTGCTGTTAATCGCTGGCCGCCACTGCTCCTTACAAAACGAGTCTGTGGTACATTATTCTCATCGTACTGGACATACTTAACCTCGACAAAACTTCCGCCATCCTCGTCGGTACTTAACAATTCCCTAAGCGTAATATCTGCATCCGCTACACGGGCGGCGTTAACGTCTCCTGCCGGACCAGATAAGTCTTGTGGAGTCAGATCGAATATAGACTTGCCCGCAATCAAAAGATCAAAAGTGGGTGCGCCTTTTTCAGATGCCTGTGCGTTCAATTCAGCTAGCTCGCTTACAAACTCAGACAAGCCCCGCTGAGACATCTCCGTTAGGCGATCACCTTGGTATGTGTCGTTGCCACGGTCTTGGATTAAACTACGTCCAGCGTCAGTAAGATCGGCAAGGTTAACGTCACGAGGCTCAAGACCAGCTTCTACTATTTGTACGTTTGAACCTGCAGCATACTGACTGCGTTTTGCTCCAGCAATTGTCCCACGAATAAACTGATCGTCGACTTCATCGCGATCTTTTATAAAAGAAGTCTTACGTAAGACATATCCTTTAGCCGTATTTTGAATATCAAAATCTGACTGAGCCTCGCCTTCTGAGTTTCTATCGTCTTGTACAGTCTTTGCAGCGCGGCGTAAAAAAGCCTCTGTCATGCCTCCGTAGAAAGGGGAGGTCCAATCAGTCTCACCGAATGCTTCCTCAAACTGTGCTCGGGATTCTTCAGTATTCTTATATGTCTTAGTCGGATCTTTTTTCCTGCTGTAGCCTTTGGTCGCAACGGTTTCTACATTCTCAGTAAAGCCTTGTCCTAAAGCGTCAACATAGCTTTTACTTTTATCGATGCCTTCAGCCGTCCGAGAAAAGAACTCTTGGACAATATCTATCCCCTCTCCGAGAGGTTGATCATTTTCTAGTTGCCTTCTTTCTGCTTGAAGCGTCGACATTATCTCGTCTTTACGAGCGTTGTCGCCCTCGCGAAATTGCTTTTCTAATGCTACCAGACGCTCGTTACTAGGGTCTTCAGCAGCAAGGGTAGCCAAGTTATCGCCTATCTTTGTTCTGAACTCCTCTCGGGCAGACTCAAGATCGGGGCGTTCTTTTGCGGCTGGCTCTGTACTACGTGGGAAGGTCCGTAAGTCTTTACGGCTGCTCTCAGAGACCAAGGTTTCGTCGAGATCATCAGGGTCCGCTGGCGTAAATGTCTCCATTGAACGACGAGTAGGCTCTTCAGTTTGATTCGCTTGTAAGAAGCTATCGTAGTCGTCAAGCGTGTTCTGCATCTCAGCAGCGGTATCAGCTTGCTCACCTAAAGATAAATCAAGTTGTTCCGGTGAAGCGTTCTTGCTAGTGGTAGCGTCAGGCTGTTCTGCAGGCGCTGCTTGCTGCTCTCCAGATTCTTCCGCATCAGACTTATCATTCTCGCGCTTCCCGACTGAGTCGGCCCACATGCCTCTCGCTTTCGCAAAGATAGCCTGCGTTTTTTCGGCAGTACCGCTACCGACTTTGCCCGCCATCTCGGTTGCAGAAGTGCGCTTCTGATAAAGCGTAGAACCAACAGAACCTGCGCCACCCGCAAATCCACCAACGACCGCTCCCGCGAAAGCAGACTCCATACGACGTAAGTTTTTCTCTTCCTGCGTGTAAGTCGGGTCGTAGTCTGATCTGTTTTGAATTGCTATTTCGGACTGAGCGTATTCGGAAAAGCCTTCCAGAGCCGCACCGCCTCCCAAACCCTTGGCTAGTTTCCCGAACACAGAGCCTTCGCCCGTAGATCGTTTTGTGGCTTGACGCTGTATTGCTTTTAGAAACGCTGCTTCAGTACCAACGCCAATAGCGGTTTGGGGGACAGCGACTGCAGCAGCTCTGAAAGCTGTACTTCGATCACGCTCCTGGCCCGCGCCTAACGCTTCACCAAAGTTCTCGCCTGCAAGGGAAGGGTATTCCGAAGCAGCCGCGCCAGTGTAAGCGCCATACTTAGCGCCTTGGCGTTTTGCTTCTGACTTAGCATGGTCATAAATAGCCTGAGCGTCTGCCAAGTCTTTCTTGCTTCCCTTACCTTTGGTTACATCCTCTAGAAGGTCTTTGACCAATCTGCTCGCTGCTTTCTTTCTTGCAACCTGAACGGCAACGCCGACAGCTGCTCCACCTATACCACCAGTGGCTAAAGAACCAATACTATAAATCAGGGAAGGAACACCTTGTCCGCCGAAACTAGCTACTTGCGTTAGCGCACCTGTGACAGAGGGGTTCTCCAAAAACTCTCCGAACTCTTGGATGCCGGACATTGCTCCAACCGAAATCGCTTCGCCAACTTTAGCTTCGGCAATATTATCTTCGGCCATTTGATCGTCGCCAATGGCTGTGCCAATCAAAGCTTGGAAGTAATCTAGCGACGTTCCGAGTCCTTCTACGCCTGCAACTAAGCCGCTGCTAAAGGCTTCACCCAAACTATCGTCAGGGGTCTCCTGTAGCATAGAGCCGTCATCAGTGTCGGGTCCGCCTAGATTGCCCCTATAGAAATCTCGCAATAGCTCATCAGTCATATTCTATTAGCCGTTAGCCGCAAGTAACTGCTTGGTATTATTTTCAGCGGCCCTTTTCAAAAGCGTATAAACTTGCGGCGATTTATTCTTCAAGTCGCTCAAGTCAAAGTTTTCGTCAAGCAACGCTCTATCAATCTTTCCTGTTGCGGGGTCTACAGTCGGCTCGGTGGTGTAAAAAACTTTACCGTTTGAAATTATGACTCGATTAAGAAACTGATCTGTGGCGCTAGCATTATCTTCTGCATCACCCCTTGTGAAAGATGCAAGCGTCTCCCACACTCCGCCTTTCTCCTCTGCGGCGTAAGAAGCTGCTATTTGACTCACAGCTGCATTAATCGCTTGATCTACAAGTGCTCTTGGCTCAGAACCTTTAGGGAACTGCTGCCTTTTCACCCACATTTTGTTCAGTGTCCCACCGTCCATAAACGCGTCAGCAGTTTCTTTGTCTAGGCTATCAGTAAACGTGTCTCTAACGTTTTGAATCAAGTCAGAGGCAATAGCGATAGCCTCTTTAACGTCTGCTTTGCGCAGTTTTTGTATACTGAGGTTAGTGTTCCGAATAGCGTTTTGAAGAGAACCTCGTCTTATTTCATTATCTGCTTGGTCTTTCGCAGATACGCTTCTTACACCTGTCTCCATAACGTTTCTTGCTTCTTGTATAAAAGCGTTTGCACGGTTTGGAGCTACGGTAGCTGCTAACACAGATAAAGCTAATGCTTGGTCTTCTCTCGCCAGTTTCGACAAATCTGATACTTGGTTAACGTTTGCTTGCTGCAGTTTTATAGCAATTTCTTTTGTGGCCTGTGGTGACAAAACAATCTCACCAGCTATCGCCATATCAGCAATCTGATCGACTGTCTTCCCTTCCAGTATCGCTGCAGCTACATCAAATTCTTTTTGTACAGGTTCCGCGTCTGACTTTATAACTTTGTCCTGCTGAACGGGTTCGTTTGGACTGCTGGCCTTTACAGCTTGCTCTAAGCTATTAACTCGTGCCTGTGCGGCAGCTGTGTCTTCCCCTTTTATTTTATTCGCCTCAAGCAACTCCTTCGCTTCAGTTAGCTCCTCTTTTAACTCAGGCAAAGGTTTCTGTGTTTTTTTACCACGGTTTTCTATCTGCCACTTGGTAAACTCTCCTTGGTTTATTTCCCCTTTGTTTAGTCGAGCACGCTGCTTCGCTTCCCTTTCGAGGTAATCACCAGTTCTTGTTTCATTCCCAATTATAGGAACAGCTATCAAGTCTTTTTCAGGGATAGCAATTAGCTGATCCGCAACGCCGTTGTCTTCTGCAATCTGCTGTGTAACTTCTGCCTGCTGACTTGGCGTAACATTCGGATCATTAATAATCCCCATTACTTGGCGGCGGGCCGCGCCCGCAGGAATAGAAAGCAGCGCTATGCCCTTATTATATCGCTGCGCCGCTAAGATGCTTTGGGCGCTCGCGTCCGCGTTACGAGCATCTATTGCATTAGAATCTGCTGCATTCACATCTTGGAGTGAGCGAAGCTCTGAAACCCGAATCTGGCTTTGATACGGCATAACCGTCAAATCCCAGACAGCGTTAGCTCTTTGTGTAATCTCGTTATCGGGTATGAATTCCATCTCGGCATTAGGGGCGCTAGAACCATCTATAGTTATCGCGCCAGGAGAACCGTCAGTATTCTCGACTGTAGCGTAGAACCCGCCGCGCTTTGCATCCCGCGTAAGACTAGTTATCTTTCCGCCGCCTTCGACAACGCCAGCGCGATTCAGTTGGCCAATGGTAAACCGCTTTGCCTCTTCGTCCCCTGCAATTAAAGCGTCCTTCAGGCCATCCCCTAATCCAACGCCGTCTTTACCTATATATCCTTTTACGCGGGCGTACTTATAATCGTTGTTAGCATTATATTCACGATTATCCTGCCCACGCTTTTCTTCGTCTAGCTCTAGGTTTCGTTCATACAAATCTAACTGATCACGGCGATTTTGCGCTTGGTCACTGCGGTAGGACATATCAGCTGCCCTGCCTAGAACGTTCGTAAAACCTTGCAATGCACTCATAAAAACCTCTAGGAAACCTTCTTGAACTCAACGTCTACTTTGCTGTAATCCACTAAGTTGTAATCGTTTTCACGTTCAATAACCGCCCAAGGAACTTCGTCGGCCATAACGCCTTGGTATCTCTGTTTAGAACCAATGTAGTTGTACTCGTAGATGTTAACGCCCCTAGTAGAAACGCCCACCTGTTTAACATTCTGCTTAGATCGGCGGTCACTCATGAACGCAAACGCAAGGATAGCGGTAGAGGCTAACGAGCCTACTGCCTGATAAGTTTGAGCTTTGCTTTGCGCCCGTGCCGATTCGTAAGCGTTCTTTCGAGTGGTGGCATCAGCTGCTGCCGATCCTAGTTGGCTTTGAGATGATCTGTTAATCCCTTGCCCAATGTTAATCAGGTCGGCTATGGTGCGCTGGTTAGTTTCTTTTTGGGCAATACGAGCGTCATTTACAGACTGTACTCGACCGAGTGTCGTTCCGCGCTGTAACGCACGTTCCTGTTCTCGTCTTTGCATCGGTGTGAGGTTGGCACCGTAGCGCTGCTCATTACGAGATGCGACCCCTGACATAAGTGCTGAAGCGGCAGCAGAGTCCTCTCTGGCTGCGTCGATCAAACTCGTGTCGTTCTGAGCACTTTGAATTAGTTCGTCTTCAAATGCCCCGTAGTTACGTTGGTAATCTAAAAACTCTTGACGGGTAATGTGCGCATAGATGGCATCTGGGTCTCCGCCGACATTGTTGACAGGGTTGTTGTAATAGCCACCCGAATATATGCCCGCTTCGCCAATGTTACTGAAGTCTACATTTGCCAACCCCGCGTTATACTGTTGGGCAGGCGTCTCTTGTTGGGCAGGCGCGTTGTTCTGCGCTTGTGAAGGCGCAGCGCTAGCGAACAGTTCTTCTTCGTTGGGTTCACCCATAGACATTTATACTCTCCCCAATTGGTTCGCCCCATACGCAGCATTGATGAATTCACTAAATTTGCCATCGCCGAACGCACCTTTCTTTGCTCCGAGAACCATAGTCGCGCCAGCAATCTCACCTAACGCAGCGTTTCTTGCTGACCTTTTTGTTTGTTTTGCCTGTGCTCTTGTTAGTGCTTCAGATGTAGCTAACCTTGATGCTTGTGCCATACCAGACTGCGCGTCTGCAGCTTGGTTGCTAGCAATGCCAAGTACGTTGGTCTTCATCTGGTTTTGGATATTTTTACCCGATGCAGATGCTATCCCCAGCTGACCTTGCAGCGCTTTGGACTGATCACTGGCAATGTCAGAGACCTGAGTATTTGCGTAGCTGAGTTCCATAGGGCTTGATTGCATCGTGTCAGCGTTTGCGCGTCCGCGCAGCTTGTTCGTGCTGTCCTCACTTTTTGATGCATCTCGCATTTGCTGGAGCAACGGATCGATCTTCTGTTTCCATTTAGCGTACTGCTGCAGAGCAACGTTCGCAGACGCTTTCTCCGACTCTCCGGCTTGATAATCCTGCTTCTTAGGTGAGCTGCCCATAAACATCCTTTGTGTAAACAATTGTGTCTAACTGCCAACCCTGAGAAAGGATGTAGTCCTTTAGCTCGGGTACGGCAGACCTAACTTCCAATTTCGTAAACCCACCTAACTTTGCTTGCTTTATAAAAAAGTCTTGGTGTATCGCTACTAAATTCATACCCCGTTCTCTGGCCCACGCTAGCCAAACCAACATCGTGCGCTTACCAGTAAAAATGTCAGTCTCACCTGTGGTAACAACCATCCCGTCTTCTGTCGTCCAAAGGGTGGCTTGCCCTTGGGCGCATGCTAGATAAACGTCTGCAGCTGTGTAGGTAAGCTGCGGGTTATCATCGAGTATTTCTTCAACCGCTGGCGCAACCCAATGAATGTTGTCTTCAATGAGCGACTCGACAGGGCTATCCGCCGTTACCATATCTTCTACGCCGTGTTCGCCAAGCTCCTGCTCCACCATAGTTCACCTTCCTTGCTACGCCCGTATCGGCACCACGCGCTCTTCTTTCTGCCGAGACAACGCTCTCAGCGAATAGATTCGCGTATACCTGTGCGCCTCTCAGATCAGTCCAGTCTTTATTAGGGATACGTAAAATGCGGAACAGAGCGCCGTTTATAATAGAGTCTCTGTAGTCGTTCATTACGTCATCGTCGCAGGCAGTGCTTGTATGCGTAGGCTTCAAAACAGCGCGGACGATTGTACTCGACACTGTTGTAGACGTAGGAACAGGGGCCATCCAAAACAGTGCTGATCCCTGTTGTATGTAGTACTTGGGTACTCCAGTGCTTTCTCGCCATTTAGGCATACGCTGTTCAAGCAAGGCCGATGTTATTGGCTCGATATCTTTTCCGAGATGAGTAACCCACAATATCTTCTGGACTGATGTACCAGTTGGAGGTTCAAGGTCGTACTCGTAAATACCGCCGACAGTAGTGACAGAATCGAGTTCTGCCTGATAAATACTAGCGCGTTCACACAGTTCAATAACCGCTGAACGGATGCTGTTTCTCACTAGTGTATCGGGACATCCTGATACCATAGGGAGTATGTCGGGTAGGAGCGCTTCATAACTAATTGCCATGCTTTATACCGCCGCTGGTCTACGTTCCATATTCGGGTTAGTGATCGCGTCAATTTGCCCCTTGCCAGTGACCGAAGCTGTAAACAGCTGGAAGTGGCTAGATGCACGTTGCGCATTGCCTGCAAACTCTGCGTCTTTCATATAAGCCATATACAAAACATAGTTCAGGATTGCGTTGGCAAAAATGTCGGGGATCGATAGATTGCCGTTCAGCGCAACGGCGGCTGGGTTGGAGGAATAAATAATCTCCAAGAAAGCGTTGCCAGCTACCCCAGGATAAACGTAGAAATTACGAGGGTTAGCTTCATCGTAGATATAGTGCTTCACGATAGCAGTGTGAGCAGCATCGCCAGATGCGGCATTGGGATCATGCCAGTCTGGCGTTTGCGCATCGAGCACTTCTCTGTCAACTAAACGAACAGCCCGTTTGCCCGTGCCACTGCTAGCAGCAGAAGACATGTTTCTGACAGCTTTTAGCAGGCGGTTGCCTGCGACTGGTATTGATTGCTTAGTGCCAGCCACTAACGTAATAGTCGCGTTAGTCGCAGATGCATCGGGCTTTAATAATGCAATCTCCCTTTGCGCATCATTAACCCACAGTACTAATTCGGATACTACTGGCCATCTAACACCTGTTGTGTCCTGAAGCACAGTCTGCGCTCTGTTGATAACGTCCTGAACTAAAACTGTCATGATATATACCTATGAGTTTAATGCTATTTCCCAAGCAGACTCGCGTTCTTCTGCTCGGATAGTTCTGCCAATCATTTCGTTAAGTACGGATGCTTTAGGTGTGCCGTCGTTTTTAAAAGAGTTGGGGTTAGCCTCTTCAATAAGGTATTGCAACGCCTCTACGACATCTGCACTCGCCTCTTCAGCAACCTCTTCAGCAACCTCTTCAAACTCAGCAACCTTTTTAACAGTCTCTTCGACGGTGCTTGTGCCATATTCTTTTGCGCCCATTTGAATGGCTAACAATCCGATCTCTTCAGCTATTTCACGAGGGACGCCCGCTTCGAAAAGGACGGCTGTCCCACCTAATGTCGTCACTCGTAATGACTTGTCGCTTACAATCTTCATGATTACTTCCTACCGAATCCAAGAGAAAATTTTCGTTTCTTCTTTGGTGCTTGGCGCTGCTTTATCAGCATTTGCGGAGTTTTTGGTTTTCTAGCTGCTGGCTTTTTAGCTGCTGGCTTTTTAGCTGCTGGCTTTTTAGCTGCTGGCTTTTTAGCTGCTGCGGTAGGACGTTTGCCCGACTTATTCCATTGGTTCATGTATTTCGTCAGGGACGATAATCCTGATGCTTGTAGCTGTTCTCGGGTAACGTTAGCTTTACCATCAGCAGTCAGCTTACCGCCTCGGCCTGTAACCTTGGCTCGCTTAGGTTTAGCTTTACCGCTGCTCATACCAGCCCCTACTACGGCAGCACCTGTTGCAGCGTAGCCGAGTCCGGCAGCGGCTCTGCGCCTACCGCTACTGACGTTTTCTTTGCGGGCAGCGCTCATTGAAGCATCATTAGCTTTACGGTTTGCATTTGCCTTTCTAGTGGTCGCGCTTTTGCTCTTACCTCGAACGTCTTTTACGCGCTTGTCCGTAGGTTTTGCTTTTGCTTTCGCAGCTTCAAGAGGCTTTTTACTGCCTATTTTACCTGATACTTTTTTCTCGGCGTTTACTGCAGCCTGAACTGCTTGTTTGCCGTATTTTTTTATTGCTGCAGGTACACCCACTCTCGCTACTGCTGCCGCTATTATTGCTGGGATTGCTGGGATTGGCATCAACTTAACTCCTGAATAAAGAAATGCCCCCTCGAGTGAGGGGGCGATAGTCTTACTGTGCAGTGTCTAAGCAGATAACGCCGAAGTCTTGCACGCTACCAGCAATGTCACTGTTGTACTTAGGCTTGCGCAATCCGAAGATTTTGCCTACCGAAATACCACTTTGGTTGCCGTAGTCGAAAGTGTCTTCGACCATTTCGGGCAAACCAATGTCAGCTAGTGCCAGAGCTTGAGCACCACAGAACAGCGCTCGACCACCAACGATATTGGCAGCAGCACCCCATTTATAGCCAGCTGCGCCAGCGTTAGATGAAGCACCAGTTGTAGCACCGGAAGTGTTAAACACATGACGGAACTCGTGGATCATCACGCCATCAACCATCAACGAAGATGAACCAGCGAACAAGCTGTTGCTTGCTCCCCGAACACCAGCGTTTCTGACGTTAGCGATGAAGTCTGCGTCAAGCTTGAGATCAGCCATCTGCTGAGGAGTCACAAACATGTGGAACGTTTCTTGGTTACCAGCACCACGAATGCCGCGAATGTATTGATCTTTCGCATAGGCTTTCAGGTTAACGATGTGTCGATACTTGAGCGTATCGGCAGCTACCATTGCTGTGGTGTCACCCGCGAGGATGTCATCACCGTCAACACGTCTGTGTCTAGCAGAAGTAGGAGCAGATACATCTGAAGCAAACTCCAGATCAACAAGATCATGTCCTGCTGTACTAGAAGCAGTACGTAGGCCACCGTTGTTCTTGTGAGTGTA